TAGTCTTAATTGGGATGTGGCCTGCACAGGGTTCACAGTTAGTGTAGACAATCCAGCAGACTATACTTCAGAATATGTTAATGACGTAAGTAGTGTAACTGCTACAACTGGCACAGCCAGCTCGTTAAACACTTTTAGCGCAGGAAGTAAAAGTGCTACGCCTGCCGGCGGAGTAGACTGGACGCAGACATTTAGCACTGATGGAGATAGTTTTATAAGACCAAGTGCAACATCGGGAATAACAGGCGGTAGTGCAAATCTATTAATAGGTTATTCTTACTATAATGGTAGCACGACTGTTTCGTATGGATCTACGAGTGCTGTAACAATTAACTGGGCTACACCGACTAATTCGATAAGCATGTCAAATTTGTCTGGAAATACTTTTTTACAAACATATTCAAGTACAAGCTATACTGTAAGTTATACAGGAATCACCACTGCTGGTAACGTAAGTCATAGTGTAACTCCTACTGGAGGATCGGTCACAAATGCTAGTGGATCAGGTACATTCAACTTTACTACGCCAATCCATAAAGATAATACTGCTACTGCTAGAACACTTGCAGTTACAACAACTTTTACAAGACCGGTGGCGGTTACAGGGTCTAGTTATACTGCACAATTAAATGCTAGTGATCTTACTTTAACTGCATCATTTACATATCCGAGTTTTTGGATTTTTACTACAAGTACTAGCAACCCTCCATCTAATGCAGACATTGTATTTGGCTCTGGATATGAAGCAGGAGTAACAGTGTTAGGGGATCAAGTCAAAATTTTTAGTGCTACTGTCAATAATCCTAATAGCCATCCTAGAGTTTTTTGGTTTGGAGTGAGGACCGCAGCGTCTCAGCCAACGAGTTTTCAAACAGGACCAAGTTCTAGTTTGCTAACTAATACAACTTATACAACTAGCAGTGTAAACTTACAGCCTGACTCTGTTCCAGGCGGTTATACTGCTGAACCGTTTAGTCTGTATGGTATTATAATACAGCCTGGTAACACCTATGTGAGCATTTCATAATGGCTAGCGATTACAGTGGTTTAACGAGAAACTTATGGACAGGTACGTTTAGTCCTACAGCCAGTCATCCTATAGTTTTAGATACAGAACTAAGAGGTAGTCTTAGGACTGTAAGTGGATCATTAGGAGATCGATTAACAGACATTACAGGACAACGCTTAGAAGAAGGCATGCTTGTTTACCTTAAAACAGGTTATACAGCAGGGGCAACAGTAAGAGTAGGAGGATTGTACTATAGGTACAATCTGTTATCAGGTGAAACTCGAAATACTAACACAGGTGAAATGCCCAATGCTGAAGGTAACTGGACTGTAAATCAATCTGGATTAACTGTTAGCAATATAGATGGGCTTAATGTTATCGCTAATGAAGTTGATAATGTTACAACTATTAGGTTTGACAGTGACAGTGGATTTGATGTAGTTGATTTAGGCAACGGTGAAATTAAAATTCAAATGAACAGCACTTTCAAAACTTGGAAAGTTGCTGGAGAAAGTGATTTAGTTGCTAGCGGGTTAGACACGGTTGAATTTGTAGCAGGCCCAGGAATAACCATTAACACAGACCCCTTCGCCAGTCCAGATAAACAAATTATTTTTGGAACCGTAGATAAAAGCGTATTTTTATATCAAGATGGTAATTTAACAGTTAAAACTGGAACTGTTAGATGGCATGCACCCAACCCTTTATTAATCACCAAAATCATTACTAGATTAGCTGCAACAGCCGATGACTTGGTTCAGATTAGAATACGCAAAACAGGAAATATTATACAAACTGTTAATATTCCTACTGGCACAGGCAAAGTCGAAAGCACTGTGTCTATTAGTATGGCAGTAGACGATTATCTTACAGTAGATGTTTTTAATATAGGTAGCGTTTCACAACCAGGTTATGGATTGAGTGTAGAATTTAAATATAACTTCGTCTAATAAATATATAAAACAAAAGGTATACTAAAATGGCTATAGTTTTTACAAATTCCGGAGAATTAATTGCTCTTAAAAATTTATTAAATAATTTACCTCCCGAAACTCTAGAATTACGTTTATATTCTAACAACAAAGTTCCTGCTAAAACCGATGTAACCGGTGACTATACGCAAGTGACTGGATTTGGTTATTCGGCTGTAACATTAAATCCAAATGACTTTGTTTATACACCAGGTGACCCGAGTACCGCTGCTTTTCCACAAATTACATTTACATTTACAGGTGCAGCAGGCTCAATTTATGGATATTATGTAGTTCAGGAAACTTCAGGACAGTTAATGTTTGCTAATAGATTTGCAAATGCTCCTATTACTGTAATCGATAACGGCGACGAGATTAGAATTACACTAACACTTTCATTGAATAATCCATAATGGCAAGTTTATCCGAAAAGGTTATCCTTGATCGTGTCAAGGAAACATCAAACAGCACTGGAACTGGAGACTACTCTTTAGATGGTGCTGCTACTGGTTTTGTGGCATTCGGATCTGTGTGTCAAGACGGCGACGTTTTTGATTATGCTGTGAATGCAGTTAGTAGTGCTAATTGGGAAACTGGATTAGGTAGATACAATTCTGGAACTAACACTATTACTAGGCTTGAAATACAGGCTAGCTCTAACAATAATCTTCCAGTAAATTGGACTACGGAATTTAAAGTTATCTTTATCAGTCTTAATGCTATAAGCATTAAACAAATAAGTGATGAAGTTCTTGTAAATTCTATTATATTTGGATAAGTTATGCTATTCGGCTCAGAGGCTATTGGTGTAACAGCACTGGCAGAAACAACTGGTACTAATCTTTATCAGGAGTCGGTAACAGGGCAACTTGTAATTAATGTAACTAGCATAGATTTACAAAGTCCTATCTACGATAGCCTAGTTGAGACAAGTTTCTTCAATATAACAATTAATGTAGAATCAATACCTACATTTACACTAAGTTCAATCGAAACTGGTGGTGTTACCTATAGTGCCACTGAATACAGCAATAAATCATATCACGAAGGTGTACATACAACTGATTTCTTTATTGCTGGAACAACTAATAACTTCTTAAAATTAAATATTTTAGAAACAGGCGAACTAACAATAGTAGGACCGCCACTAGGTGGCGTATTCCCTGTTATTCCTGAAGTAAGCAGTGGAAGCCTTATTTTTGGATCATATACTTTTAGCCAACATTATACCTTCTTATTGCAAGAATTTGATAACAATGTAGGTAGCCTTGCTTTAAACGGAACAAGTGGAGAAATTTATGTGATTGCAGGCGGCGGTGGAGGAAGCACAGATATTCCTCAAATCTGGATTGGGTAATGCTAAAAAGGTTGGATGTTCAAACCTTAAGTCATCCTGTCTGTTATAAGCCCATTAATTTTATTAATCTAAAAGACTTTCTTTATTACGACAAAGACGGGTTTGAACTAAATCAAGCAGAACAAAATTATTATCATAAGATGAACTATCCTCTTAATAGTTGTCTTAATCATATGTGCTTTCAGCAAAACTGGTTTATATCAGAAATAAAAGATATAATAATTGATCATTGCCTTATTCTTCATCGATGTAGATATGAAGATGAAGCACTAGAGCAACTTAATTATCTATCAAAAACTATTCCTCAAGCATCGCTGTTAGCCAACACTAGAGCCAAGTGGGGCTTTGATTTTGCTTTAGATAGTATAGATTCAGAGGGAAATGTGTTTGAGGTATTACACGTAGAATACGACGATTACAACTATTTTAAATTCAATGAAAAAATGATAAGTTTTGATTTTAAAATTAGGCATACAGATTGGATCGATGCTGCGAGTAAAATCATACAGCACAAAGAAGAATGGGCTAATTTAAAAGGCTTTGAGCAAAATCATTGGAAAGCCAAGTTCTTAATAGGCTGGAACAAGGCCGAATATACAGAAAAGTCAAATTAAAAGGGCTCCGAAGAGCCCTTATCGTAACGTATTAAGTACTTAACTGCTATGCAGTGATATTATCTTCTACCGCCTGCTGCATTAACAAATGCATACATTTTTTCAGCAGTTTCAAGAACTTTATCAAGTCCTGGAAACTCAGGCATACTAACTGAACTTACAATCTGTCCAGTCTTATCATCACGCTTGGCGCTCATTTCCCAACCTTGATATTTGTAGGTGTATTCTTGAGCAACTAGGTCTTTAGCTAGGTGTAGAATATCTGTGCGGATTTCATATCCGTTCTTATTAAATTTTACTTCAGGTAATTTCATTTCTGGTAAAATACGATCTGAATTAGACATTTTATTCTCCTTATGTGTGTATGTCTTATGTTAGGTGTTTTGAGCTGCACGACTTTGTGCAGACCAGGCATCCCAACCTGCCTTAAACCAATCAATACTAAAGGGATTTAGTAATTTTTCTACTTTTGTATGGAGTATTTCTCTGCCACAGGTTGAAATAATATTGCTTGTGGCTTCTACCGCACTGTGCAAAAATTTGGTTTGTGCATCAATATAGATAATCATATCTGCTTTCATATCTGGATGACGTACATATTTTTCTACAAATTGCCTCTTAGCATTTTGCACACTGTCAATAAAGAGTAAAGGTTGATTAAACATAATTGTCTCCGTGTCTGTTAATTATATAGTGTTTATTTATTTGTGTCTATAGATTTAGGCTTAAAACAAGAACGTGTGAAGTCCCATTCCTCGCCTAATTCAGGTTTATGATTTAACTTTTCATCGATTGCTACTATTAAAAATAGTACAGTCAATATTAAAAAGGATATTATCATATTATTTGTTCATTAATTTTACTGCGCTCTGCCAACGCCCACGACGGGTAAGATGGCTAGCCAGTAAGGATTGGCATAAAACTTCGCGTATCATTGTGATATATTTCATTGCCATACTCCTTTGTGTAGACTAAGGTATCGGCGAGCACGAGATTGTCCACTACGCTCTAGTGCTAGATAAATTGAACGTGCGATCGATGTTAAAAAAGTAATCATTTGTAGAACTCCTTGTGAGAATTGTAAGTAAACTCTTTGATATAGTTGTCAAGAGTAGCAGCATCGGTAATGCTTTTGGTTTTTAGATATTGTTCCAAACGACTTTGGTAACCGTCTTTAGGGAACATTTCAGCCAGTCGCTCGAGGATATTGAGCATAAATTGTGATATAAACATTTGAATTTTCCTCTATATATGTGTATAATTGTATTTATGTGGCAGCGCAGCAAGTAATATTATATTATTTCCAAACAGAATTTAGTTAAATATACTAAAGGGATTGAGAGTATTATGCGTAAAAGCACCAGATCAATTTTAACTGAACTTACTGATTTAGGCATTAGTCGTGACAAGGATCGTGTAATTGAAAGTCGTGGAAGCAACCTTATTGAAAGTGCTATTAATCTTATTGGACTGATTCGTGAACATTATGATTTAGAAACAGCAGCAGAGATTGAACGTAGATTTATCAATGCCATAAGAACACAAGAGCCTGCAAAATTTAAGCGTGGAATGAAGAAGATACAGGAAAGCAAAAATGATTAATGAAGCAACAGGCCACGCTATATTTTCTGACACACAGCCCATAGATCCACGCTATGTAAATCCTGTTCGTAAAATTATTAATAAAGAATTAGCAGAAATTGGCCTAGCCGCAGTTCCAGTAGGCAGCAGTTGGAAGGAAGAACCTGACCAACGCAGTCCAGAGGAATGGAGTGGTGACGTAGATACAATGGTAGATCTTGATAATATAATCCAAGTATTTCAAGCAGAACCAGATCTTAGTCGTAATAAAAAAGATACAGTAGAAGCAGCAGGCCGTCGTGCTCTGCGTGATTACTTTGATCAAAAAGGTTATAAAACAGCACAGGCTGGTGTAAATGTTTTTGTTCGTGTTCCTTATCAAGACGGATACTATCAAGTAGATCTTGAATGTATACGTAAAGTTCCCAAAGTTAGTCGTTACCATCAACATAATATACCTAAAGGAAGCCCTTATAAAGGAGTTAGCAAACAACTAATGCTGGCATTATTAGCAAAACAAAAAGGTTACGTCTACAGTGCTTGGGAAGGTTTATTTGTACGAACTAGTGATAACAAAAAAGGCGAATTAGTCGCTGACGATTGGAATGAAATTGCAGAACGACTAGTCGGTGTTAAAGATGGGAATGCCATAGACAGCGTAGAATCCATTATGCAAACACTGCCTCCTGATCAAGGTAGAGCATTGTTGGCCATAGCCAAACAAGATAAGAACTGGGTAGAACGCCCACAACCTGCCAGAGTAGGAACTAATGAATGGTTCCGTCGTATGTTGGATATACTATGAGAGCCAAAGAATTTATATTTGAAAATACAGTTAAAAAACTAGGACGAGCCTTTAATCACCTAGAAGATCTTGTATTTTTTTACGGTAGTCAAGGAACTATAGAAGCCCTTGAGCATATAAAAGAAATGATGAGCGAAGAGACTAGCCCTACTATAAGGATGAAGTGGGATGGCAATCCTCAAATATACTGGGGTAGAGAAGTTGAAGGTGGCCCATTAATACTAGCAGGACACAACGGCTGGAGTAGAGGCGCTAAAACTAATAATCCTCGCGATCTTGCAAAATTTATTGCTTATGGAAGCGGAGATCCTAAAACCGACGAAGAAAAGCAGGCACGTATAGCCTTTGCCAAACAATTTGCAGGGTTGTATGACATATTTGATCAGGCTACACCCGAAGACTTTGTAGGATTTGTCTATGCTGATGCATTATTCTTAAGTAAGCCACAGATTGATGCACAAGGCAATTATACATTTTGTCCAAACCCTAAGAGCGAAACTTGCTACCATGTTAATCCTAACAGTCCCTTGGGACAGCAAATCGCTAACGCACAGGTTATGGTTGTAGGTCATGCCTACTTTCCAGAATTTGGTATGGATGATAGTGAGCAACAACCTCTAGATGATTTCACACAATTTAATCAAAATCCTTTGTTAGTTGTTCAAGGACCAGTTTATGTCAGCAACCCCACTGGTTTAGATACAAGTAAAATAGATGAAGTAGAGCAAGATTTAGCCGGTAACGCTAGATTAATTGATGGCTTCCTACAAGAAACACCTGGGCTAGGGGACCTAAAAAATATTTTATACACATATGTTAATCAAACAGCCAAGGCCAAACAATTAGATAATTTAGGTACACAGAGTTTTTTAAGTTGGTTAAAGAGTAGTAAGGTAAGCACACCAAAGCAAGGAAAGATAGAACAAAAACTTGCACAAAATCAGGGTGCATTAGACGCCATTTTTAACTTAGTTACTAAAATAATGACTTTGAAAGATACAATTATATCTCAGGTGGAACAGCAACGTGGTGAAATATGGGCTACTAACGGAGAAGGGTTTGTTCGATATGGGTCTAGTAAAAAATTCGGTAATGTAAAATTAGTACCACGTAAACGTTGGACACCGAAGTGATTTAATTCTTTGAATTTTAGCCATATCCGGGTATTTTTTCGCCACTTTGGTAAATAATAATACAAAGGCCTATTGAGAGTAGGCACAGCCAACGAGGAGAAATAACATGGCAAGTTTTACAAGAGTCAATCCACAGTTAACAACCAACAGTGGTCGTAATCATGGCGTACTATATAGCCAAATGCAACTTAAGGCTTTCATCGTAGATTGCGGTGCAAGTTTAGCAGCAAAAACAGGTATTGATAGTGCTTTAGATATTCTAACACGTGAGTTAGGAACAACAGCAGCAATGTTTGAATCGAGCGGAACAGCAGGTAAGTTTATTGTTATTGGAGACGGTCATGCAGTTGACGCAGCAGTTCTCCAATCAAGAATCCAACATCTTGGCACAGTTGACAGTTATGATTTTAGCGGTGCTACTGTATCTGAACTAACAAGTTTATTTGGTGTAAGTGCCTCCTAATTTTATAAATTAGTAATAAAAGGCCTAGTTTGTCTAGGCCTTTTTTTATGGCTGTTAAATACTCCTATGATTTATAGCCTTTATACATTGGTTGATATAACTTATACTGGAGTTTATCGTTCTAAGTCTGATTTAGAAAGACTACAACAACAAAACTTTGATACTGTAATAGGAGTAATAAGTCTTAGTGGTAATGTTTATTACGATGATCCTCCTAAAAAAATATCAGCAGGTATGTTTGGAATGCCCAATGAAGAATGTTGGTATTTTGAATGGCGTATGGAATTAGATGGTCAATTTGAAAAAGAAAATGACCCTATTTTTAAACTAAAACAAGGGTTTGAATTTGTTCCTTATATACCCGGTTTAACAGAAAAAATACAATTTGAACGATCAATTTTTATGTTGGGCCGCAATATAATTTTTGACTACAGATAATAAATATTATAACAGGCAATTATAGGCATTTTAAGGCTACAACGATTTATTATTTTGGAGCAAAAATGCCTTCTACAGTTGAAGAACGACTTGGTGTTGTTGAAACAAAAATTCAATACAACGCCGAAAAAATCGACGATTTAAAAGCAGACGTAAAAGATTTGCACGACTGTCTCGATAGGACACGTGACCTTTTAGATAAAAAGCTTGATGATATGTTAGATGAATATAGATCTAACAGAGATCGTTATTATCAAGTATTGGACGATAATAAAAAAGAAGCAGAAGCGGCTCATAAAGATCTACAAGCAAGTATTAAAAAGAATCAAGATAAATTAGAAGTCTTAGAAAAATTTAAAACAAAAGGAACTTATGTAGCAGTAGGTATTGCTGCATTTTTAGCCGGTACAGGATATCTTACACACGGTGAGGTTTCGAAGATAATTAAGTTAATAGCCGGATAATTATGAATGTTTTTAACAGAATTTCAAGAGGGTATAGTAGATCAAGCAGTTCAATTTCATGATAAATTGAACCCACTTCTCTTCGACGGTAATCAACTCAACAAAATAATTAGATACAAATTATTGCTTATAGCAGAAAACTTTGCTAAGTTTATAGATATTCCTAAGTTAAACCTTATAGATGTAACAATTAGTGGTAGCAACGCTGCATACACCTATACTGAGCACAGTGATTTAGACCTACATCTTATTGTTGAGGTACCAAGTGCAGCAGAATTTCATCTTAAGCAATTATTTGATGCTAAGAAAAATCAATATAATTTTAACCATGATATTAAAATTAAAGGCATAGACGTAGAACTATATGTTCAGAATAGCAAAGAAAGACATATAAGTGCAGGTATTTACAGTGTGCTAGATGATCGCTGGATTAAAGAACCTAGCCCAGTTAAGGCAAACATTAATGACGATGACGTAGAACAAAAAGTAGAAAATTACTTAAATAAAATAAAGAGAGCACTTAGAACAAGCAACTACAATACTGCTAATGCTGTTAAAACAGAAATAAGCAAACTACGTAGAGCAGGATTAGAAACTACAGGAGAGTTTGGGGTAGAAAATATTGCATTTAAGGTTCTAAGAGCACAGGGTTGGATAGACAAGTTAAGACAGCATCTATATGATTTAGAGGACAGGCAATTAAGCCTAAAGGAAAGAAAATGAAGCGTGATGAGATATTAAGTGAATTTAAAAAGGGCGTAAAAGCTCGCAAGTATAATAGGCACTATATTAACCCTGATAAAGAATCAGAAACAATGATTGCACCACGCACTCCGCCAAAGAAAAAAGACGATATTAAAGAGGTACGTTCTGATTATACTAAAGATGAAATAATTGCAGTGTTAACAGGTCGCAAAACTCAAGCAGAAGTTGATGCAGAAGCACTAAAAACACGAGGTCCGGACAAAGACATGTCACAGACCCCTCCACCTAAACCTGTTCAAACTCCACCACCTAGGCCTGTTCAGACTAAAGAAACAACAGGTGCTCCTGTTGGAAAAATTACTAAAGTTGATCCTACTACTAAAAAAGCCACAATAACTAAACCCGACGGAACTACGCAAGACGTAGATCCGACTGCTCTTAAGCCTACTCCTGATGGCAAAATGCAAATGGATGCACCAGATCAAAGTGACTTAACAAATAAAGAAGTAGTAAGCACCGAAGATGCTCTTATACCGCCAGGTGATAGTCAAAGCCCAATACATGGTGATGAAGACCACGATGAAGTCAGCAAATTATTAGTTCACAGGCTGCGTAAACTAGCAGGATTACAAGAACAACCAACAGCCAGTCAAATACCCACAAGCCTTACTGTAGCAGGTATGTTAAATGACCCTGAAGTAGATCCTGCAATGAAACCACATCTACAAAAACTAATTGTGGCCAAGCCTGACGGTACAGTGGACCTTGCACAATCTATGCGTAAAGCATCGGGTGAATTTTATTCTGCAATTCCAGAGTTAATAGAGGTATTTCAAAGTCTAGCCCAACAGGCAGCAGCATTTGTTAAGTCACCTGAGTTCTCCGAACTTGGCCCACAGAATCAAAATTCAATAATAGATTTGGCTAAGAGTTTACCATCTAGCATACAACAAATGCAGGCCGAAATTACAAAGGGTGCTAAGGCACATGACGCAGGCTTTAACAAGATGGACGCAGCCACAGGACAATATGGTGATGGCCAAGTTGAAGAAGCTGATGCTGGCGAAACAACAGGACAGGATATACCACCTATGCCTGATATCAGTGGCCTACAACCAGGACAGGCTAAAGACTTAGGGAGTGGGCAGAAAGTTACAATTGCTCCTGATGGCAATGTACATTTGACAGGAGGATTTGGCAGTGTAGTCTATAGTCCTCAAGGTAAGCCTCTTTCATACGATACTCCTAATTTTGGTGGAGCAGGGATGAAACAAGACTTCGCTACTGGAGATACTACTACATCATATAATGCAGGTCCTTTAAGTACCAGCCAAACAAAAAATGCTCAAGGACAAACTATATCATCTAAAGGTACTTTTAATGTTGGGGACGGATCCCATACGATAGATCAGGCTTATAAAGACGGACAACCTACAATACAAACAAGGACTGGCACTGGCAGTCAAGCAAACGCTGATTTGGTAAAAAATCAAGATGCGCTGAATAGAGCTAGACAGACTAAACCAACTGCTGAAGATCAACAACTTGAAGCAATGCTACGTATAGCAGGACTAAGATGAAAGTAAGTGAAGTATTAAAACATTTTACTATATTCATGACCAACGAGGAACGTGCTATGCTTCCTCGTCTGCGTCAGCCACGTCCTCTAAAAAGTTTTCCTGAGCACGATCAATTCACAATAGAAGGTATGATTCGCAAAAGTTTGGTAACTAAGATAGGCGAACATAATCCGAAAGTAGTAGCAAATGGGTATAAAGGTTAAAGATTTTAAAAGATATGCAGAACAGGAAGTAGATAAAAGCTTACCTGTCAAGATTCTGCCAGATAATAGTTTAATATATAAAAACTTTCGGATTAAAAAAGTTAAAGAAAAGTGGACGGTTAATTATACCAAATCAAGTGATATAATAGACGAATTTTATACTAAAACAGGTGCCCTTTTAGGTGCTAAGTTTTATAATACTAATAATCTAAGCAAGTTTACTGCAATTAAAGATCTTGATAGGAAATACTACTACACGCTATCTGAAATAGATATATACAGAGAACTAATAAAACATACACAGGATTTTACAAAAAAAGAAATTTTATATAGTAGATATGATGTTGCCGAGCATCGCTCCAAGGTTTACAAAGAGCAAATCGCTAGCGAATTCAAAACCCATTTCTGATAAATAAAAATAGATCCTTTAGGAATTAAAAAATGCAGATTAGAGACCTTTCGCATCCAAAAACAAGTAAAACACTAAATGAAAGTATGGCCAAGAAGTTTGGTTACCGTCTTAACCTTGATAATTTTAGTTTAGAACAATTACAAGTAGCAAGAGATCGTGTAATGGATAAAATTGCAGCATTTGAATCAAGTAAAGAATTTGATGCTGTATATGAAAGCCATGAATATCATAAAGATCGTATGTTTTTAGATGTAATTACAACAGCAATTTCAGAGCGTAGTCTTTCACCAGGCGAAGAACAGAAACGTGAAAAATATGTCAAAGGCATGAAGAAAGTTAAAGGCGACTTTAGTAAACGTTATGGCGACAGAGGCGAAGAAGTAATGTATGCTACTGCTACTAAGATGGCTAAAAAAGAAAGTTTAGATGAGGCAATGGAAGTTTTACGCTCTGCACTAAATCGCAGAACATTACGAGAAGGCGAAGAAGAAAAGGCAGCGCTGATAATGAGCGCAAGAGACATGGTTGATAAGATTACAGGTTGGCTCGAAGATGTTGCTGCCCTGAAGTCAGAAACTATGTTAGAATTGGTTGACTCTATAAGAGATGAATTAGGCAGTGATATAAGCAGTCAGTTCGCAGGAAAAGTTAAACCTGCCCTTGACGAGATCTATACATGTTTAGAAGGTAATCGTCAATCATTAGCACAGGCTGTAGCAGTGCTTACCGGAGAAGAGGCACCCGGAACAGGTGAAGGCGCTCCAACTCCAGCCCCAGGAGAAGAGATGGCTCCAACATCAATGGGCGCAGAAGAGTTTCCTTCAGGAGATGAATTTGCCGCAGCAGAGCCAGCAGCAGGCGGAGTCGAACCAGCAGGTAGAGCCAAACGCGAATCAATTGAATATAGTCGCAGATTAGGCACAATTTTAAGTTCAAAAAAAAAGTAACGGAAGGTGCGGATAATCTTATCCGCATCTTACAACAATTACGTAATCAAGCAGACAACAAAGACCAAGTTGCCACATATACTTGGGATCAAGTATCTTCTATGCTAAGGAATGTAAGCGGTATTCATATGGATTACGAAACATTCAAGGCAGAATTTGATAGTATTCCACAAATGAAAAAAATTGTGGATCGTTTTGACGGCACTGGAATTACTCTTAAGACAAAAGCCAAGCCAACTTCAACCCAAACTCAAGGGCAAAATAATATAATGAGCACGGCTAAACGAGCAGCCAGTAAAACTTTACAGCAACCAGGTTGACATTAATATCCGCATAATATATACTAAGTATATTATGACCTTACTTGTACCTAAATATACTTATAAAACATTATCACGAGATGAATCAGCAGGACGCAGACTATATGCCACCCCAGATGGGCATAAAGTTCCAAGTGTCACTACAATATTAGATCGTACGAAACCAAAAGAAGCCAGGGAAGCATTGGCAAAATGGAAGGCTGCTGTAGGAGAGCAGCGTGCCCAGGAAATAACTACAGAAGCAGCAGGTCGAGGAACTCGTATGCATAAGTTTTTAGAAGATCATATCAAAGGCGTACCTCTGAAAGAAAGTGTTACAAACCCATATGCTCAGCAGAGTTTGGATATGGCTCGAGTAGTAATCGAAAAAGGATTTTTTAAAATCGATGAAGTTTGGGGTAATGAGGTTCCATTGTATTTTCCTGAATTATATGCAGGAACTACAGATTGCGTTGGCCTACATCAAGGGCAAGAAGCCATATTAGACTTTAAACAAACTAATAAGCCTAAAAAAGAAGAATGGATTGATGACTATTTTTTGCAATTAACAGCATATGCATTAGCACACAATGAAGTGCATGGTACAAATATAAGGAAAGGCGTCATTCTTATGTGTAGTAAAGATATGCAATATCAAGAATTTGTTCTCAAGCCTCAAGATTTTGATATGTGGGTTGAGCGTTGGTGTGATAGGGTTAGCGAATACTATAAAATCAGCTAAATATCCAAAAGAGGATATTTATGGCTGTAGTTCAAATTAGTCGTATTCAAATACGTCGTGGGCAAAAGAATCAAGGTACAGGATTACCCCAACTTGCTAGCGGAGAACTAGCATGGGCTATAGATACACAAGAACTTTACATTGGCAATGGATCAGTGAATGAAGGTAGTCCTGCGGTAGGTAATACAAAAATTATTACACAAAAAGATAACCTGCTAGATTTAGCCAACGTGTATAGATATAAAAGAACTAATCCTCTTATAGTTACACACCCTACTACTCCTGTTGTAAGGAATTTAGAAGACAGACTGAACGACAAGGTCTCAAATCTTGCCTATGGTATTTTACCGAATGGTGAAGATATGACCGCCGAGTTGCAAAATGCCATAGATAATCTTTTTATTACTAATCGAGCAAGCGGTGAATCATCTAGGGTAACACTCGAGTTTTTACCTGGAAGATATATTGTCAGTTCAACGATATTTGTACCAAGTTATGTAAGTATTATTGGGGCAGGTCAAGACAAAACAATTTTTGAATATATAGGAACAAGCGGACCGGTTTTTAGATTTATAAATGATACTTCAACTATAACAATCAGAAATTATACAGTAGACGGTGGTGGAGAAGTTACAAATCCTTACACAGATTCTGGAACTTTTATTCAGCAGCCAAAATTTATTCATCTTCAAGGTTTTACGATAAAAGTTAATAATACAGATATCGGTTGTTTTAGATTAGACTCAGTAAGAGATAGTGAATTTAAGGACATAGAAGTACGAGGAAATTTTGATTGGTATGAAGGAGCAGATTCAACTACAGTTGCTAGTCTAACCCCGGACCAAATCGCTGCCAGAAGTGCGTTTAATTTAAATTCTTTTAGTAGTCTAGTCACTTGTAAGAATAATAAATTTGAAAACATTAGAGTATCTCGTTATATCGCTGCTGTTGTAAGCAAATATGATATAATCAATAACACTTGGTCTGATTGTGAATTTAAAGAATCTAGATATGGGTTTAGGTTTGGAGAAGGCACAAGCACAATCTTTGTAGGGCAACGTTTTGGACCAAGAAGAAATATTATTAAACATTGTTATTTTAATGACATTAAAGAAGAAGGTATCTATATTCAAAAAGGATATGGAAATTTATCCAACAATAATGTTTTTATCGATGTAGGCAATGATGGGTCTGGTAATGCTGTAACAGCTAATGGAACTAGCATAATACGATTTATATCAAAAGGTAATGTTAGCAATAATGACGTTTTTGATAGAGCCTATAATAGTGTAGATAACGGCACATCTACTCCTACTGAAAACGGCCTATCTACGTCTACTCTACCTTACTATTACCCAGAGGTAGAAGGTCCATCCTATTTACAGGCTAATATTAGCAATGTCTTAACCATTAATGCTAATAGTTCAGGAACTCTATTTCGTATACCTTATAGTTCTGACTCTAATATTACCATTCCTTATGTTCTCCAATATGACCATTCATCTACTCAAATGAGAAGAGGTAACCTATACTTGGCTATTGACTTCAATAACGAAACTGTAATGTGTACTGACGAGTATGATTATATTGGTGATATTCTAGATTCATTAAAGATTTCTTTTACAGCGACTTTAGACACAGTTCGAAACAGTGTTAATATTAACTATGATAATGATAACACGACTTACAACACTATTTTTTCCTACGTCTATAATACACTTACTAATGGTAATTAATAGGGTTGACACCCTATAATAGTTGTGTATAATAACTGATTCTAAGATGATAAGTTAATATATTCCAAAAAAGAAAAGAGAGTACTGAGTGAGGCTCTCGGTAAATATTGTTTCCGAAAATTCAATCATCTTATAGAGAGTACTATGTCACAACAAATAACAGTAATTAAAAGAAACGGTAGTAGAGAAGCACTAACAATAGAAAAATGGCAGACACAGGTAGCAAAAATATGCAAAGGTATAGCAGATGTAAGCCAAAGCATGATTGAAATTAAGGCCCAATTACACTTTTATGATGGAATTACCACTCGAGAAATTGATGAAATTACTCTTCGAGCAATTGTTGATCTAATTGATATTGAGCATAACCCAGATGTAGGACATACCAACTATCAATATGTGGCTGGGAAACAGCGCCTAAGTATGTTAAGAAAAGATGTTTACGGCAGTTATGATGTGCCGCACTTATATGAAATAGTTAAACGAAATGTAAAAATAGGGCTTTATACCGAAGAACTTTTATCTTGGTATAGTCAAGACGATTGGAACAAAATGAATGATATGATTGATCATGATAAAGATGAATCATACAGTTATGCAGCAATTGAGCAATTAATTGAAAAATATTTGGTTAAAAACCGTGCTACTAAAGAGATATACGAAACGCCCCAAGTCCGTTATATGATTGCAGCCGCAACAGTGTTTCATAAGGAAGAACCAAATACTGCTCGTATCCGGTACATAAAGGAATATTATAATGCGGCTAGTGATGGCTTATTCACTCTTGCCACCCCTGTGCTCGCTGGGCTTGGCACTCCTACAAAACAATTCAGCAGTTGCGTTCTTATCCGTAGCGATGATGATCTTGATA